AAGAATATTTTATGTAGTTTTTCTTTTGTTTCAATTACTTGAAGTTTTAAGTCTAAGTTATATTCTTTCACTCTTTCAAATTCTTTACGTAGAGATTCTAATTCTTCATAATAACTGGTATCTTGTGTTAGTATTTTATCAAATACTTGTTCTTCTCTTTCTTGTTCCATTATTTATTATTTTTAATTTTCCAATTAATATATTTAGTTAGCGTATCGCCATCAAATATAATTTTATCTTTTTCTGGAGCATAAGGATAGTCCTTACCTTTCCATTGTTTAGTTTGTAGCGTCTGTATTGGTAGTCTGTATAAAAACCTACCTATACCCCATGATACACATGCACGTTTAAATGCGTCTGATACATGGCCTTTATCTTTCTCTACTTTAGATTCTGATCCTGTGTCTGATTTCCATATCCAAGTGTCATATTGTGCTCCTCCATGACATATACCTACTTTACAGAATAATAATCCGTTTTCTTCATAAAATATACTTTGCCAATTTTCTGGACCACAAACTTCATCTAATATGTCCATGCAGTCTCTAGCGTCAATATATGCTACACAGGTTGTTTTTCCGTACTTAGTGGACTGTACTCTCCACTTATATGGTAATTCTTTTTTTAAGTCGTTTAAATTCATTTTTTTCTTGTTTGAAATTTTTGTAAATTATCTTTAATTTTTTTTGCAGTTTGTAATGCTACTACAAATTTTACAAATCTTCTAATCATTACAGGGCGACCCTTTAATATTAGTATTAGTGCAATCTCTTTAAATGATTCAGTAAGTATTTTTTTTACTGTTGCTTTATTTAATCCTAAATCGTAAGCTATTTCATTTACGATATCTTTTAAGTGTGAACGATTACTTTTTTTCTCCATCAGGTTTTGGAGTTATAGCAGTAAGTATTGAGAATATGACTCCCGCTACTACTGCAGTTGCTAGTCCGCTGAAAGTACCTATAAATAATAAAGGTATCCCAATCGTAAATAATATATCCCAAAGAGATTGTGATTTTACTAGGTTTTTTCTACCAAGTATTTTGTGTAAGATAATGTAATATCCTATTGCTGTGAACAAAGCCACCGTTAATATTCCCATGCTTTTTTAAATTATTTGAAGGTAAATATACAAAATATATACTACCTGCCAAATAATCTAACAGTTAAATAAATAGGTACTGCAATTAATAAGAATATTAATATGGTTAATAATACTGGTGCTATATAGAAAATAACTATTGTAATAGCCAGTGTAGTTAGTATAGGAAATCTACTTATTATATTATTTTTCATAATTTTCAAATTTAGTTAAATTACTTATAAATTTTAGAGTTACTTCTCCAACTCCTATATTTCTACCTTTAGCAAATATGATATTGGCAATGCCTTTTGCATCATGTCCAGCATCATCATATTCTAATCCGTAGTATTCAGGTCTATAGATAAGCATTACTATATCTGCAGCCTGTTCTATTTCACCTGATTCTCTTAAATCAGATAGTGTAGGCTTGCTATTATTTCTCATACCTACACCTCTATTCAATTGACTCAATGCTATTATAGTTATATTAAGTTCTTTAGCAAGATTCTTTAGTTTTCGTGCTACTTTACTCACTTCTTGTTCTCTTGATAGCTTTTTAGAAGAATATGATACTAGTTGAAGATAATCAACCATAACAAGTTTAACTTTTCTTGTTTTTACATATTCTTTTATTCTATAGATAAGATAATTTAATGATGTTATATTACACTCATCTATATTTATTGGTGTATTTGATACAGTGGTTGTTGCTTTGTGAATTCTTTTTAGTTCTTCATCTCCTATAGTTCCATTAGCAATATAAGAATTATTAACTCCAGATTCCACTGATATTAATCTTTTAAGCAATTGTGGACTACTCATTTCGTAAGAAAATATTACAGTAGGTGTTTTACTATATTTAGCAGCATTAAAGGCCAAGGCAAGAGCAAAACTTGTTTTACCCATAGATGATGCTCCACCTACAATTATAAGATCTGTTTCTTGCCAACCTCCAGTGAATTTATCAATATCTTTAAACCCTGTTGGTATTCCTAATAGTCCTTCACTATTCATTCTCACTTCAATATCTCCAAGCATATTATTTAATTGCTTATCAAGATCTGCAAGTTCTTCTCCTTTGGATGTATTTAATTTAGACATGTCTTTTTCTATACCTCCAATGATAATTTCTAACTCTTCTCTTTCTGATAATTGATTATTTACATTAGAAACTATACCAAAAAGTATTCTTTTTTGGAATTCTTCTTCTAATATAGCTATGCAAGTTGTTATATCTGTAAAAGAAAATGCATCATCTGTCATAAGTGATAGATTATAAATAACTTGATCTCCTTTAATAAGTTTACCTAGTGTTAGTAAATCTGCCACTTGACCCCTATTCATTAATTTAATAAATGCTATATATACTGATTTATTAAAAGGAGTAACAAATAGTTCTTCATGTAAAAGGTTAGAATATTTTTCATATAACTCATTGTTAACAATCAGTTTGCCTAATAGAGTTTTTTCTATTTCTTCATTTGTCATAGTATAATTTTAAGGGAAACGCAAATATATGATTATTCTCCATATTTTCGTCTAGCTTCAGCTTTTTCTTCAAGATGATTTTCTTCCATTCTTGCTTCATATTCATAATCTTCTTCTAGATCTTCAGTCCAGTTTTCGCATTCATTACATATATATCCTGTAGCTTCTGCTTGTTTGCCACATCCTGGACACATATCAGTATTTGTGTACATTTCAAGTATACAACAGTCTGATATCCAGCTCTTTGTATAACTAGCCCCGCAACAAGGGGTTACCATATTGTATCCTTCATCATCAGGGCTAGCTAATTTCCATTGATCATATGTCATTTTATTATTATTTCATTTTTAGTTAACATCCATTGACAATTAACAAGACGATGTCCTTTTCTTACTAAAAATTCATCAACATCATGCTCGTTGTCATTCTTTTTCATTGTGTAAATATAAGTGATGTCTTTGAAAAAATCTAATACTATTAATTTCATGATTGATTGTTTTTAAGCCATTCTAGAGCATCTAAGACAGCATCGTCCTTTCCAGCTATATCATCTCTATGATTAATATTAACATATGTTATAAGTTTTAATATTATTTTTTTGGCTTCTTTTAATTCACTAATATTTATTTCATTTATTTGAGTTTGGTATAAATCTTCAAAAAATATTTTATTTATTGTTGTTTTATCCATATTATAATGATTTAATTGATTTTAATTTAGTTTTTGTTTTTACAAGTGTTTCTGCTTTTCCGCGTTTATTTATAGTGAAATATGCGCGTTTTATTATTACCCCATCAACAGAATAAGAGAAGACAATATGATCTTCTCCTTTATATTCTCTAATTCGTTTAGTAATACATGTATCTACAAAATCATGTGAGTTGCTAGCACTGCTACCTACACATATTGTAGTTTCGCCAGTTTCTTTAACGCCATATGATTTATTACTATTGTAAATACATGCTTGTACTTTATTCCAAATTGGATAACTATATGCCATAATTTAAAAGTTTTGTTTTCTCCATTCTTCATCAGAGAGGTTAAGTTCATGTATTTCCCAGCTATCACCACTAATATCCATTTGTTCTAATTCTTTTTCTGCTATTAAATCCCATATACCTTCATCTCCTAGCTCTATACATTCATTAATTTTTTCTTTATGATCTCTACCATCATCTGGAAATTTTAATGTAATGTTTGTAGTATATGTTCTATTGATTGTTACTTGATATTCTTTCATAATTCTAATTTTATTTGATTTTTACTAGGTTGCCATTGATAATAGTAAAGAGTATATGTTTTATCTCTACCAAACTTATCTGGAAAGGTTTGTTCTCCAAGCAATATAGTATCTTCATCTATTACCATTTTCTTATCACCATGCTTAACAAGTATTTTTTCTTTAGTATATTTATAAGGCAGAGCAACAAGATCAAGCCCAGAGTGTCTAGGATTAACCTTGTAGCCTGCTATAAGTTTCTTTAAGAGATATGATTTCATATCACTGGTATTGTACCTAAGTCTTCAAATGTAGTAAGCATAGCTCCACCGTCATTACCTTCGTCATCCATTTGAGGTGTTATGATATTACCATCTTCTAAGTGTATAGTAATAGGACGTGAATGCCACATCATATCTTCCATCATATCTTTAGGAAAGTATTCTACTTTAACTATTTTTTTACCAACTAAATGTTTAGCTGTTAAATCTGTCCAGTATTCTTCTACTGATCTGCCTTGAATTTTAATTTCACTCATAATTTTGTTCTTTCATTAATTTTGTTATTAACTTAACTAGTTTTTCTAAAGAAATAGCAACACGTTTAATTTCTTTATGTAGTTCTTTTTGTTCCTTACTCATTATTAAATGGTTTTTTATTTAATATTGCTTTAAGTTCTTTGCCAAGATTAACTAATCTGTCTTGTAATTCTTTTTCATCTATATTGCTAATAGTTTGTTCAATATTATTAACAAGAGTGTTTATAGCGCGCTTGGTATTAGTAAAAGAAAGTTCTTTCCCTAAGTTATCACGCCATTTATTAAAAGAACCACTTAAGTTTTTATTTGTTGTTGTGAAGTTCTTTATATAGTCTTTTGTGTCTTTTTCGTTATTTATTATACTCATTTTATTTATTATTTAGTCCATATTCTTTTATATTTTATTTGTATAGGTGGATTAAATCCAAACATCATTATAAATGTATTATTTTTTATAGGATTATATAATTTATTTACTTTCATTTACTTTAATTTTAGCAGGCTTGATATTAGCCACGTTAATACTTATTGTTTCTGTTTCTTCTCCACATACAAGGCATTTAGGCTCATCATCATCAAGTGATACTTCTGCTTCACAGCATTCTGAAGCTGAGTCTAAGTCCCAATGATTATCTTCAAATACTTTTTTGTGTTGAGCGAACAATCTACCACCAAAGCACATACCGTCCTCTTGATATTCTAATGTAAATTGTAAACCAGGAAAGTCTTTCATAATATTTTCTATCCAGGCTGTAGGAGGACTCCAAGCTGTTTCAAATGTTACAGCAAAATAATCTATATCACTGTGATCTATATAAGGCTCGCAAGCGTCCCATTTAGTTCCCCAATTTTCTATACTCCAATTGTGCCAATCTTTACGATCACCACGAGGTAGTGTTCCCTCAAATGAAAACTCTGATCCTTCAGGACAGTTTTCTGATTTTTCTACAAATTCTTGTAGTTGTTTTTCGTCACCTGTTACTTCTAGGTGGTTCCAGCACCAATTTGGCATAATTATTTGTTTTTAGTTAATTTTTCTATAATACTCATTTTCAGCTTTTTCTCC